GTAAATTTAGTAGGTGGTTCTATTGCTAACGTAAATACTGTAGCAGGAGCAAACGCAAACATTTCAATAGTCGCTGGAGCTAACGCAAATATTTCAACAGTTGCTGGAGCCAATACAAATATTAGTACTGTCGCCGGAGCCAATACAAATATTGGACTGGTTGGTACAAACATAGCAAGTGTTAATTCAGTTGGTGGTAACATAGCTGCGATAACAACTGTAAATTCTAACAGCACAAATATAAATTCTGTGGCTGGAGGTGTTATACCGACTAGAGTTTTAACTGTTGCGGATGCAACTAGCATTTCTTTAAATAGTGATGCTGCAGATTTCTTTACACAAGCTAACACTCAAGTAATTGGAACTTTAACTATTAATGCACCTACTGGATCTCCTGTAAATGCACAAAGATTAATCATTAGAATTAGAAGTACAAACGTTCAAACGTTTGCTTGGAATGCAATATTTATTGGTAGTGATGAATTGTTTTTACCAACAGTAACATCTGGCTCTACAAAGTATGATTACTTCGGTTTTTTTTATAACACAACAGCTTCTAAATGGCAGCTCGTTTCTAAACTAATGGGGTTCTAATTAATGATTAAAATTGAATTTGAAATTAACAGAGATGGTCATAAATTTAAAGACGCTATTGTCTTAGAAAATAATCATCAAATTTCAGAAGAACAAATAGAAGAAATGAAAGAAAAAAGATTTCAAGATTATTTATTTTCAATCATACCAAAAGAAAAAACAGAAATTAACGAAGTAGAAAATAATAATCAATTACCAGAAGTCCAAATAGAAGAAATAAAAGAAATTAACGAAGGAGAAATATAATGGCAGATCGTTATTGGGTTGGCGGCGCTGGAACTTGGAATTCAAGTTCAACTACAAACTGGTCTACGACTTCAGGTGGAGCAGGTGGTTCATCAGCTCCAACATTAGCAGACAATGTAATCTTTGATGCAGCCTCCGATGCAGGCATAAATTATTCAGTAACTATTAGCACAGGTGCAGTATGTAATGATTTAACTTTGTCAGGTTTAGATGTAGTAACAACTTTTTCAGGATCTGTTGCATTAGACATTTATGGTTCAATGACACTTGCTGCTACTAATTTTGTTTGGAGTGGTAGCGGTCAAATTAATTTTAAAGCAACGTCTGGCACAAAAACAATTATTACTAATGGTGTTTCGCTAACAAGTAAATATTTTAATATAAATGGAGTAGGCGGCACATTTGATTTAGGAAGCGCTTTAGTAAGTATTGATAGTTTAAACATATTCGGTGGAACATTTAATACTCAAAATTATAATATTACCGCACAGCGTGGAATTACAATTCAAGGTTCATTAGTCAGAAGTCTTAATCTTGGCTCATCTACTATTACATCAACAGGCGATCTTTTTTATATTTATTCAGAAACAAACTTCACATTTAACGCAGGTACATCACATCTCACTACCAACTTTTATGCAAATCAGTTTGGTGCTGGTACTGCTACTTTTTATAATGTTTCATTTACTGCCGGTTATAACAATGTTGTTTTAAGAGGCGCACTTACTTTTAATAATTTAACTGTTCAAAGTGCTAATGTTGGCAGTAATAAAGCTCTAATTTTATTTGATAATATTACTGTAAATGGCACTTTAACTTTAGGCGCCGCAAATACTCCAGATCGAAGTTTGCTTGTTCGTTCCGACACTATAGGTACACAAAGAACCATTACTTGTAATGGAACGCTTGCAGCGCTTTCAGATGTAGATTTTAGAAATATTGCAGGTGCAGGATCTGTATCTTGGACCGGAACAAGAATTGGAGATTGTTTAGGAAATTCTGGTATTACTTTCACAACGGCTGCAAATAAATATTGGAATTTAGTAGGTGGTGGAAATTGGAACGCTACTGCCTGGGCATTGTCATCAGGAGGCGCTGTAAATGTAAATAACTTTCCGCTTCCACAAGATACAGCCATCATTGAAAATACAGGCTTAAATACAAACGCTACAATTACGTTTGATTTTCCTTATACTATTGGTGCGTTAGATGCCTCGACAAGAACCAACGCTATGACGTTAGCAAATGGAGTTTATGCTAATACTTTTTATAAAAATATTACATTATCTTCAGCAGTAACTACAACTTGCGCCACAACTAACTTGCCTTCTTGGACTATGCTTGGTCAAGGCACAACACAGATTTTAGATGCTGCAACAATTGCCGCACCACTTAAAATTGATAGTCCAGGTGGAATAGTTCAACTTGCAAGAAATACTACTAACACTCATGATGTTGCATTCACAACTCAATTAACAACAGGAACATTTGATTTAAATGATTTCAGTTATACTTGTAAAAGATTTAACTCAAATAACTCTAATGTAAGAACTATAGATTTTGGAACTGGATCTATAAATATAAATGGTGATAGTGCAACAGTTTTATCATATAATTCAACTAATCTTACTTTAATTGGAACGCCTAATTTAAATTTTACATACGCTGGCTTTGCTGGTATTAGAGCAATTGACAGTCAAAATGGTTCTGGAATAACTGAAGCTAATTGTTTTAATTTTAATATTTCAGGAGTAGATTATTTTCAAATAGGTAATAATTCTCATTGTAGGAATTTAAATTTTACAGGTTTTACTGGTACCTATCCAGGTATAAGCAGCGGTCAAAAGATTTATGGAAATTTAAATCTTGGTGGTCTTACAACTTTTAATACAAATGGCGCTGGTAATATTTTTGAATTTCTTGCAACTTCAGGAACGCAAGACATCACCTCTAATGGAAAAACTATAAACGGCAATGCCAGTTTTGGCGCAGCAGGTGGAACTATTAGATTGTTAGATAATTGTACATTCACCTCTACAAGCACTTTGACTTTTAATTTTGGAACATTAGATTTAAATGGCTTTAATTTAACTACAGGTCTTTTTAATTCAAGCAATTTTAATGTAAGAGTTTTAACATTAGGAACAGGAAACTTAACTTGCACAGGAGCAGGAACTGCTTTTAATACTGCAGCTACTACAAACTTAACAGTAAATCCAGGATCATCTAGTATTTATATGAGTAGCGCTTCAGCCAAAACATTTGCTGGAGGTGGTAAAACTTTTTACAAATTAGTTCAAAGTGGAATAGGCGCTTTAACATTAACAGGCGCTAATACTTTTAATGATATTTTAAATACTGTTCAGCCATGTACAATAAATTTTCCAGCATCTACAATAACTAACGTATCTAATCTTTCAGCTAGAGGAACTTCTGGAAACGTTGTGTCTTTACGATCGAGTACATCAGGAACAAGATTTACTCTAAATTACATACCATAATGGCAATAGAAGTTAAATTCTTAGATATAAAAGATTGTGCTGTAACAGGTACATTTTGGCACGCTCCAAAAAATACAAATGTTAATTCTGGAAATAATCTAGGATGGAGTTTTGATCTTGTTTATGATTTTTTTAATTTCTTTAATATTCCACTTACCACACAAGACAGCTCTTATAGAAGAATACCAAGATTAGAATTTACAAATATACAAGATTGTAATGCTACAGGAGCTACATTCTGCTCACCAACAGCAAGCGGTAATGTTGATAACGGAAATAACGTTGGCATTAATTTTTCTTAACAACTAAATAAAAAAAATATGACTACACTTTTAATGACGTTGAGTTTTATCGTAGGCTGCTGGCTTGGCTGGCGTTATGAGAATATCATCAATGATTTCGTTGAGCATTTTAAAAGCATGAATAAAAAAGATTAATAAACAAACAAAGGAAAAAAAATATGTTTAAATTTGAACTACCATCCTACGAAGAGATCAAAAAAAATACAGAACAATACTCAAAAGATTGTCAGAAGTTTTGGTCAGATTTTTTCAAAGATATGGAAAAGACTTTAAAAGATTATTATAATGGTGAAAAGAAATAAAAAATTAAATTCTGTTTCACTCGTTTCAATCAATCAAAAGATTTGCGAACTTCATAAAATAGTTCAAGGAAATTCAAACGACATACATATTATTAAAGAAGAGATAGCGTACGGCAAAGGTGGAGTGAAAGTTCTGGTTTGGATTATCGGAATAGTAGTTACTCTAGTTGCCGCATGGAACATCTTACCATTTAAAAAATAATTGAAACATTACAACAAAGGAATTGCAGCTCACATGATTGCAATTCTTGAATTAGTAGACGATGACCATTTAGTATTCA